CGCTGGTGTTGACTGCCCGTCGCTGGCGCGCGCCACCCATCCACATCGGATCGGCGATCACCTGCTCGGGCCGGTAGCGCAACTCATGGCTTTTCTCGTCGCGCTCGTTCATCCGGTTCTCCAGGGCCGTGCCGATCAGGACAATCGCGGCGTCAAAGTCCCAGCGGAGGTACTCCAGCCGCGCCGGGATCCCGGTCAGGTCGCTAGGCCGTTGCCCGAACTGGCTCGCGGTCCGGTACAGCATCCAGGCCCGCCGCCTCGCTCCCGGCGTCGTCAGGAAACGCGGCAGTGTCGGCCGTCGCCTCCTCTGCTTCGGCGTCGTCTACCAACCCCTGATTCCACAGGAACAGGTACTGCCGATCCTCTTCGTCGATATCGTCGATGCACACCTGCCGGTCGGGGTCCAGCACGTCCTCCGGTCGATCGACGACTTTGGGGCGTACGAGCATCCGCCGCGCACAGGCGTCCAACAGACTCAGATAGGCCGTGCGTCCCTCGGGGTCAGCCAGGAGTGTCGCGCCCGACGTGCCCTCCATCGCCATGCGGGCTGCCATGGCCTGCAACTGACCGAAGTCCATGCCGTAGCGCATCAAGCCCAACATGCTTGTCTTGCGCGCCATCACCGTCACGCCGCTGAAGGGCAGCGTCAGAGGCTCGCCCGAATGAAAGGCCAGCCGCACGACCGGGATCGCCTCGGCTGGTTCGTGGCCGTTGGCCTTTTGGGCTGGCATGGCCGCTCCTTCTGTGCGGCCGGCGACGCCATTGAGGAGTGCTGCCACCGGCCGTCATAGGTCCACTGGTGGGGCCGACGCGCCCGCGCCCGCCCCGCTCGATTAGGCCGCTGCCGCGTTGGCGAGCGCCGTCTCGTCCTGATCGATGTCGAACACGAGGTTGCGTGCCACGGCGTTGACGACCGTGGTGCTCGTGGTCGGGTAGGCCGTGCCGGTGAGCGTCGCCGTCGCGAAGTCGCCATCGTTCAGGCTGATCTCAACAAAGTTGTTGTCGAGTTGGGCCTTGTAGATGGTGATGCGCGTCGAACCACCGTCGTTGTTCAGCGCCATGCCCTGGAGCTTGAAGTAGGGCTTGGTGGGCGCGGTCAAATACGTGAGGCGGTTGCGCGCGTTCGGGGTGGTGCCCGATGCCACCACGACGTGGCCGAACAGCGCGTTCAGCACCGCCAGTTGCACGCCGCCAATCCGACCCTGGAAGGTCACCGCGCCGGCCGCGACCGACCGCTGCTTGACCGACCCGTCACCGCGCAGTTCGCGGGTGTCGCCAGCCGGGAACTGGAGCGTCAACTCCAGCGAGCCGTCCATGTCCACGGCCGCCGAATAGGTTGGCCCTGACGTGCCCGAGTCGGCCGTCAGGAGCGAGTACTTCATGTCACTGATGTCAATAGGGTAGCTACCGGGTGCTGGCATCGTGGCCTCCTCTGCTCTCATCGGGAGCGGTGGTCTCGTCGACGATCTCGAACTCGTCGCCAGGGATCGTCATGACGGCTTCTAGATCCGCCGCTTCGACGTCGATTTCATTGCTATCGATGTGGCGTCGCCAGGCGTAGGCGACGATCTCGCCATCATCACGAGTGATCGTCAGTTCCCGACCATTGGCCGGACCGACGTAACGCACGCGCACGGGGTCGCCGGCAGCTCGCAACGCCTCGATCGACGCATCGGTCACAGGGGTCGCCATGGCTATCGCCTCCCGCGCATGGTGGTGACGGACAGGTTGACCCGGTCCAATTCGGCCGCCAGGTCGTCGTCACCGGGGTTGTCGCCCAACGTGCCGGTGACGCTGATGATGGCGACGCCCAGGTCATCGGTCGTCACCTGCTGACCGTCCAGGACCTCTTCCGCGCGTCGCGTCGCCGCCTCGATGGCATCGCGCCACGGGCGGGGCTGGTAGAACGTGATGATCCCCGCCCGCGAGCGGACAGGCGGATGGCCACCCAGTTGACTGACCAGCGACGTGCCGGCGAACGATTGGCCTGGCCCAAACAGCGTCACCACGGCCGACGGCTTGATCCGTCCGGCATACTGCCCGCTCAGGTCGAACGCGCCCGGCGTTGCGCCGTCGGCCTCCGACACGCCCGGTTCGGCAACGAGCGGCCGTTCCCAAACGCCACCCGGCAACAACCCGGCCAGCGTCGCGTCCGACCGCAACAGGTCAGCAATCGTGGCGCGCAGGCTCGCCATCATCGGAACCCTCGCGCGCGGCAATAGGCGGCCCAGTAGGGGGCATGAAGGGCGAGCGTCTTCAGGACGATGCCCCACACGCCGCCGTGTTTCAATTCCAGGTAGATGCCGTAGAAGACGCCATGCGCCAGCGTCACGCGATAGGCCGGGCCAGACCGTTCGACGGCGGCAACCAGTGTGGCCCGCGCCTGACCGGTGCGATCTGTCCAGGGCGCGTTCTGCTTGGCGTAGCTCTCCATGGAGGTCGCCAGCGCCGCCGTGAACTCGCCCACGGCGATCTCGACCGCCTGTCCGTGCAACCGGACATTCGTCGCCAGATCGGTCGGGCTGGTTGACCATTTCAGGCCGGCTGAGAACGCCACTAGACCTCACCCGTCTCTGTCGTGCGGTAGGTAATGCCGCCAGCAACCAACGTGCCAACCGGGGCGGTAGTGGTGACGGGCGCCGGTCGCATCCGGCCAGCCGCGTCGGCCAGCAGAATGAGCGTCTTCACTTTCTCGGTCCGTTCATTGGGGTCGCGACCATGCACAAACTTGGTGTCGTTGGCCGCGTCGGCCGCCATGCGGTAGCGACCCAGGCGCACGGCTGACCAGTAGTCGCCGGCCGCTTCATCCAACAACAGCGTCAGGTCTGTCGCGAGCGGGTAGAACCGAGCGTCCCGATCGCCGAGATCGTCACGCAAACGCTCCAGTGTGGTCAGGTCGTACGGCATGGTCTACTTCTTCTCGTCAATCGGCTGACCCCAGGCATCGACGATCTGGCCATTGACGATGTAGACGCCACCGGGCAACGTCTCGTCTGGGCGGGCCGGGTCGTTGGGCACGGGCGCGTCTTTCATCGCGGCGACTTCCTCGCGCGCCAGCTTCAGCCGGTCCGCCAGTTCGACTGGCGGTGGCGTAGGCGCTTCTTCGAAGTCGGGGTTTTCGCTAAAGCCAGTAGCAGCATTCGCGTTACGGGTTGGCATTGGCATCGTCATCTCCTGTCCAAGAGGACGCCCTCTCAGGTCGTTATCTAGGGAATTGTTGGTGCCGCGTAGGTTGCATTGTTGGACCGAAGAACGGCGCCATTCGTGCGGTTCCACACCCCGATGCCGAACTCGACGCCGATCGCCTTGGCATTGAAGGGCTCGTTACTGCCTTCGAACACGATGTGCAATGCGCCATCAGCGTCGTTGTCAGTGCGGAACACCAGTGGCGCGGGCGCACCTTCCATCCAGGCGTGAATGTAGTTGGCCGGCACCCACGGCTTGACACGCACTTCGGCCGTGATGCCGCCACTGGACAGGATGCCGATGGCGCGGTCGTAGATGTTGTCTTGCAGCAGTTGGCCGGTGGCGATGACCGCCGCGCCCTGGTTAACCAACTGGGCGGGCTGGTAGGCGAAGAAGCCGGTGAAACCACGAATGGTCGCCTCTTGCGCCCGGTTGATATTGATGACGGGCACGCCGGTCGTGTAGTGCTCGACAACCGTTTCCACCAGCGCCACGAGGTCAGCGACCACAAATGACGCGGTGCCCAGGTAGTGGGTATGGGTCGCACCGTTGAACACCTCGCCGTTTGGGCCAGGCGGGATGTTGGCGCTATCGGCATTGACCAGGCGCTTGACCGCCAGCGACACACCGTCGACGCGGTAGTCTGTAAATGTGACGTTGGTTGGGTAGAAGATGGCGCGCTTGATCTCGCGCTGAATGGCCAGTTCGTAGGCGGAGAAGGCGGCGGTGAACTGGGCAGCCAATTGGTTGGCGGTGCCCGCCCGACGCATAAACAGGTCGGTCCACTGGACCGCCACCCCGTAGCCGCGCAATGGGAAGCCGACCGTATCACCGGCGGCGACTTTCTGCGGCGCTGCGCGCCCTGACTCGTCAAGCACGTCCATCGTCATGGCGCTACCCGTACCGTAGCGGCGTTGCCGGTCAGTGCTGGCTTCTAGCATCGGACCAAGCGTGGTGCTGATGCGGCGGTACGCCTCCAGCAGGTCGGCGATACCCTGGAAGGCACGATCGACGCCGTACTGCACCAGACTCTGCTGCGAGGCGGCCAGAGTATCGAGGACGGTAAGCGTCCCGTATGACATAGCAGGTTCCTCCTCTCCGCCCTGTTAGTAGCGGCTCGACCACACGCGGATGCGTGTCGCATCAACAACATGACCAATCGGCGCTGTGCCGCCGGTCGTTGCGGTATCAGACAGCGCGCCGGCCGTGGCTGCCGATAGAAACAGGTCGGCTCCAGGGGTCAGGCCAGCGCCGTAGCGCACGTCCACGTTGTGCAGCAGCGTCACCGGCTCACCGATGGCCGCCGCGTGGGCCGCGAAACCGCGCACCTTCGCCGCCGCATTGGCTGCAGCGCCGGAGGACAGGAGGACCGTGCCGTCGGTATGGATGTAGCAGGCGTCCCAGGCGGCGATGGCCACGCCAGCCACAAGACCACTGCCCACCTGGCAGGACACATCGGGAAGTCGGGTCGCGAGCGATGGCGTCCCGCTCTTGGCAACCGCAGCCATGATCTGTACTCCTCATGAGGGATCTAGATGCGCACGCCATACCCGCGTGCGCGCAGGTTGTCAGCCAGCGCCTCGACACCCG